GGATGGTGATCAGCACTGATTACGTGTTGACCGCTAAGGCCAGTGACTTTGGCAGCCTTCGCTATGGCGACAGCATCTCTGTTGGTGGCACTGCTTACACCGTGCGGGAGGCGCTGTTAATTGATGACGGTGCGTTTGTTGAATTGAGCCTGCAAAAGACATGACCAGCAAGCGCGAAAACATCCTGGCAGCCGTTTGCACTGCGCTCACTGGCACCAGCGGCGTAGGTACACGCATTTACCGCAGTCGCCAAGAGGCATTTGCTAGAGACGAAAGCCCCGCCATTGTTGTGGAGCCGGTCAATGATCAGGCGCTTATTGAAACAAGCCTGCCCACTCTCACGTGGAACCTGACCGTCAGAATTGCAGTAATCGTCAGGGGTCCGGTGCCTGATCAACTAGCAGATCCCATCATCGTTTCGGCCCATTCAAAGCTGATGGCTGATTTGACTTTGGGTGGGTATGCAATGGACATTGCACCACAAGGGGTTAATTTTGATATGGCCGATGCTGATCAATCAGCTGGTGTCATCATGTGTGATTACCTGATCCGGTATCGGACAACCCTTAGCAGCTTGGAAAGCTAACGATGGCTACGATTAAGGACGATTACTGGGGCCAAGGTGGTTCTTACGAACTCGACCCCAAAACCGGCAAGCGGAAGCTCATTGAGCGGACAGAGCCGGCCCAACCCTCCGACCCCCAACCTGAGGACTTGAGCAATGGCTCTGATTGCGCGGAAGGCGTACATCCTGGCTAAGAGCGAGGCCACCTACGGCACCAGCTCTACTCCTGCCAACACTGACGCCGTGTTGGTTCGCAACCTGCAGCTCACCCCCTTGGCTGGTGATGTTGTGAGCCGTGATCTTATCAGGCCCTACATGGGCAACAGTGAGCAGCTGATTGCTCGCACCTATGCAGAGCTGACCTTTGAGGTTGAGCTTGCTGGCTCTGGCACTGCTGGTACGGCTCCGCGCTATGGCGCACTGCTGAAAGCCGCCGGCACTTCCGAGACCGTGGTTGCCACAACGTCGGTGACCTACGCCCCGGTGAGCAGCAGCTTCTCTAGCGCCACCATCGTCTACAACTGCGATGGTCTGAACCATGTGCTGACTGGCTGCCGCGGTTCGTTCACGATTCAGGCGGAGGTGGGCCAGATCCCGCTTCTCAGCTTTTCCATGGTTGGCATCTTCAATAACCCAACCGACGTGTCCCCGGTAGCTGCCACCTACAGCAACCAAGCCACCCCGCTGGTGTTCCGTCAGGGCAACACCTCTTCGTTCTCAATCTTCGGCTACTCCGGCCTGCTTCAGTCGTTTGACTTTGACGTTGCCAACAGCACCGTCTACCGCCAGCTGGTAGGTAGCTCCACTGGTGAGGTGCTGATCACAGATCGCAAGCCTGCTGGCTCCTGCCTGATCGAAGCGCCGACCATCGCAGCCAAGGACTTCTTTACCGTGGCCCTGGGCAGCAGCACCGGCAGCGTCAGCTTCCTGCACGGCACCACCGCCGGCAACCGGGTGACCTTCACCTCTGCTCAATCCGACATCACCTCTCCGACCTACTCGGAGAATGACGGTGTGCAGATGATGAACCTCCCGTTCGTCGCTACCCCCACAACTGCTGGGAACGACGACTTTGCCCTTAGCTTTACCTAGACCTAGCTAGCCCTATGGCATTTGTTCTCAAGCAGTCCGACACCTACAGCTGGCCGGTTTCCTTTGACATTCCCGTTGATGGGGGCCGGCATGAAAAGCAAACCTTTGACGCTGAGCTGAAGCGCTTGCCGCAAAGCCGCATCATTGAAATCCAAGAGTCAGTGCAAAAACGCCTGAGCGCTCTTCAACGTGATGACGACACTGACGGCATGATCACTGATCAAGAAATCGCTGATGAAATCTTGGTTGGTTGGTCTGGGGTGCTGGACGATAAAGCCGAGGAGGTGCCGTTCTCTGAAAAGGCGAAGGCCCAACTGATGAACGTGCCTACCGTCACGGCTGCCATCGTGTCGGCGTACTTCGCAAGCCTGTCAGGGGCAAAACGAAAAAACTGATAGAGGCCGCTGAGTATTGGGCTGGCGGCGACAAAGGCGATGAGGATCTAGAAAAGGCCGCTGAAGCCTTCAACATCATCACGGACGACGCTTCTGTTTCGTCTGATTTTGAGGTGTTTGAGGAGAACTGGGCGGTCGTTGAAATGTTCCTGCGGTTGCAAACCCAATGGCGCACGTCGATGAGTGGTGTGCTGGGTTTGGATTATGTAGCAGTGGAATGGATGCTTAGACTTTATGGAGTAGAGGATCAGCGCTCCATGCTGGAAAACCTGCAGGTAATGGAGGGCGCTGCACTGACCCTGATCAACAAAAAGGAGGGCTGAGTCATGGCGATGAACGTCGATTCGGTCCTAAGGCTTAGCGCCAAGGTTGATGGCCTGAACGGCATCGTCGCGTTTAATCGTGGCCTGCAATCTGTAGAGACCACGGCCAAAGGTGTTACTGGCGCCATGCGTGGCATGACGGGCGCTGCTGCAGGGTTGTCGGGTGCGTTGGGCACCCTTGCTCCGCTGCTGAGCGTGGCTGGCCTAGTGGGGATGGTGCAGAACACCATCAAAGCCGGTGATGCCATGTACGACCTGAGCCAGAAAACCGGCGTCAGCGTTGAAGCATTGGCCCGTTTTAAAAAGGCCGCAGCTACCAGCGGAACTGATCTTGAAAATGTCAGTAAGTCTTTGATCAAGTTAAGCAAGTCCATGCTTGAGGCAAATAGTGGTAGCGCCAATGCCTCTAAAACATTTCAAGCCTTAGGGATCAATATCAAGGGCAGCAACGGGCAGCTCAAAACTGCTGACGCCGTGATGCTTGAAGTTGCCAATCGGTTCAAAGCAATGCCAGACGGCGTTGCAAAGACAGCTCTCGCGCTGCGTTTGTTTGGCAAGTCTGGGGCCGAAATGATCCCCATGCTCAACATGGGTGGCAGTGCCATTGAAAGCCTCAGCGTCAAGATGACCGAAGCCTTTGCCAAAAAGGCAGATGAATACAGTGACAAACTGGCAATCCTTAGCGGCAAGGTTGGAGCCCTTGGAGCTGACCTAACGATTGCGCTACTCCCAGCCCTTCAATCAATAACCGATGCAGTGACCAGTTTTGTGACCGCATTCAACGCTTTGCCTGATGTAGTCAAGAGTGCAGCCGTTAGCGGAGCGGCATTGGCTTTCGCGTGGGGGCCACTTACTGGAATCATTAGAGGTGTGGCATCGGGTGTTGCTGTATTCGCCAATGGACTGGAGATCTTGCGTTATCAGACGGCTTTGGCTGGTGGGGTAATGCCAATGCTTACAGGTAATGTCAGAGCCCTTGGTGCTGCAATTCTCGCGCTTCCTGGTTGGGGCTGGATTGCTGCTGGCGTCACGGCTTTGGGCCTGCTCTCAAAAGCTCTGTACGACAACAATATGGGATTTAGAAATTGGGTCAACAATATCGGTTCCGTTGTGGCGAATGATTTTGCAAACTCAATGAAAAGTCTTGGGGATCGCGCTCAAAAAGCTATTGAATATGTAAAGGGATTGCTGCCTGATCTCGAAAACAAAAGCCAAGCTAGCGCCAACAACATGAGCAATTCGTTTGCTTCAGCGTTTAAGGCAATGAGCGCAAATGCAACATCTTATTTTGCTGCTATTGGCAGTACTATTGCTCGCTGGTGGAACCAACTAAATCCCACTCTTCGGGGTATTCTGGCTAGCCAGTTTTCCGGTTCTGGTGCAGGGTTAATCTCTAAGGTCGTTGGATATGGCGTAGGTGCCAGCTCGCGAGCATCTGCCGCATCTGTTGCCGATATGGGTAGGTATGCACCTGGCTCGGCGCAGAAACAGTTTCAACCCAGCACGTCCAGTGGGAATGCGATGGGTTCTGGATTTGACCCAAATTTGGCAGCATTGGCTAGCGGTGGTGGCGGAGCCAAATCCTCCAAAGGCCGTGAAAGCCAGCTTCAAGCAATCAACGCAGCCAATGGTCTGCTGCGCTCTCAAGAATCGATTAAGGCCCGTATTGCCGTTGCCGAGCGCACGCAAAATACCAGCGAAAAGTTTCGCCTTGAAATGGTTGACCGGGGCGTCAAGCTCCTTGCAGAGGCTGCTGATATTCAACGTGAAAAGATTTCACAGGCTGATAAGGATGCAAAGCTGCAAGGCATCGCGGATCGGTTGCAAGCCAGTCAGGCGCAATATGGACGCGAGATTGCTGGACTGCAAAAGCAAAACATTGACGCCCTGCCTTTTTACGTAAATGAACTTGAACTGATAACTTCTGAATATGGCAAAAATGTAGAGGCGGCTAAGCAGTTCACGGCTGAACAAGAAAAGCAAAAGCAATTGGCAGACGGTATTGGCAATAGTATTGGCCAAGGCATGACATCTGCTTTTGATGCATTGATTGCAGGATCTGAGGAATTTGGAGCCAGCCTGCAAAAAATTGCTTCCGGTGTGCTCATGGATATAGCAAAACAGTTGCTGCAAATCTATGTAATTAACTCCGCTATCAATGCGATTTCCAGCTTCTTTGGGCCGAAGACTGGTGGCAGTTCAATGTTCACTCCAGACTTCACGGCGATGCAGTTTGCCGCTAATGGCATGGTTGCCTCAAATGGCATCAAACCATTTGCTATGGGTGGAATTGTTTCCCGGCCCACCTTGTTTAAGTTTGCATCCGGTGGTGCTGGCAACCTCGGCCTTATGGGCGAAGCAGGTCCTGAAGCGATCATGCCCCTTAAGCGTGGACGTGATGGCAAGCTGGGTGTAGCTGGCGGTGGTGGTGTGTCTGTTGGCGAAATCAATATCACAGTTCAAAATACAGGAGAAAACCTCAGCCCTCTGGCTCAAAAACAAGTGGCTACCCAAGTTCAAAACCTTGTTTTGGCTACATTGGCAAATGAGAAGCGTAGTGGAGGGATGCTGCGATGACTGCTTACATCACCCTTAACGATATGCCGGTGGCCCTTGACACCACCGTTAATCGATCTGTTCGCACGCAGAGGATGCAGTTTGGGGATGGTTACTCACAGGTTTTGACTGATGGCTTGAACTCGCAGCAAGAGACTTGGACCTGCACTACTGGTGCTTTGACTGAAGATCAGGCCTATGGGATTGAGTCCTATTTGTATCGCCAAAAGGGACTTCCATTTTTGTGGACCCCACCAAACGCAACCAAGTCATTTACCGCTCAATTCCAAGGTGGCATTCTGGATCTTGGTTACAACAACCTTTCAGCTGTCACATTGACTGGCTACACACGGCCTACAAATTACACGGCCAACTTGGCGAGTGGACGGCTCACATCTGTGACTATCGCAAACCTGACTGATGTAGAAGTCTACTTGACTTTGGCCGCCCGCAATTACGTTATTGAAAACGGCTGGGAATTTTCATTCATAAGTAGCAAATACTTTGTCCTTAACTTTGCCATGCGCCAGGTTTACGTATGACACAAGCACCGCCCAACGCGCAGACCTTTAAAACCTCTTTGCCTGAGATCGTTGATCTCTTTACGATTGATATTGCCGTGCTCCTGCCAACCGGCTCAACGGAGCAATCTATTTATCGGTTCTGTAATTGGTCTCAGGTAAACGGGGCTGATGTTGTTTATGACGGAAATACTTACACGGCATTGCCAATGGAGGCAACAGGATTTGAGTTAAACACCAGTGGTCAGCTGGAGCGACCTAGCATCAAATTTGCTAACGTCGGGCTAGCTATTACTGGACTCACCAACACCTATGACGATTTAGTTGGTGCAACAGTGCAGCGTATTCGCACTTTGACTACCTACCTTGACGGCCAGCCTGCTGCTGACCCTAATGCTTATTGGGGCCCTGATGAGTGGATTGTTGAGCAGAAGGTGAATGAAAACAAGCTGTCCGTCACGTTCCAGCTTTCTGTACCTTTTGACTTAGAAGGCCGCAGCTTGCCTGGCCGGCGGTTGCTGCGAGAGCAGTGCCAATGGATTTATCGTGACACCATTGGTTGTCACTACACGGGTTCTAGTTATTGGGATGCCAACGACAACAGTGTTGCTAGCTTGGCGCAGGATGTATGCGGTAAACGGTTAGAAAGCTGTCGTTTGAGATTTGGGCTAACTAGCCGCCTACCTTTTGGTGGTTTCCCTGGCTTGGTGGACTCGCAAGGCTGATGACGCTGACTACTTGGTCTAATCCGCTTACCGCCAGCCAGCGACTGGCAATGAGGCACTTTGCCGAAGCTGCACATCCACGCGAAACGTGCGGCTTCATCTTGCAAGATGGCACCGTGGTCGAATGCACTAACACCAGTGCTGAACTTGATCACTTCATCATTAGCCCTGAAGATAGTGCCCAATACTTTGATGATGCCATCGCTTGTTGGCACAGCCATATCAATTACAGCGGTTTTAGCCCCGCCGACATCAAGGCATGTAAGCAGTTAAACCTGCCGTATGCAGTTTGGAATTGCGGTGGCAGCGAAACATTTTGGCTTGACCCCCACCAATCAGCTGGCTTACTTGGTCGCCCTTGGGCCTATGGAGTTTATGACTGTTATTCAGCTGTAAGGGATTGGTATCAGCAGCAGGCTGGGCTAATGATGGGCGATTACCCACGTGAATATGAAGGCGAGTGGTCGTCACGTGGGTTCACTCATTTTGAAGAGAACTTTGCCGCAGAGGGCTTTATGCGGCTTCCATTGACTGTGCCGCTTGAGCGTGGTGACGTGATTCTCATGCGCATTAGAAATCAGCATTGCTCAAATCACGTAGCCGTTGTGGAGGACCCCAGCGCAAATTTGCTTTACCAGCACCTTGTCGGCAGGTTTTCTGGCCTTACTGCCTATAGCAGCTATTTCCGCGAGAATACCTACATGGTTGTGAGGCGGATCGGCTGATGGTCACAATCCGACTTTTAGGCGAAGCTGGCCGTAGGTTTGGCCGGTGTTTTCACTTAGCTGTTAAGACTCCTGCTGAGGCTGTTCGTGCCTTAACAGTTCAGATTCCAGAACTTCGCCAATACCTCATCAGCAGCGGCGAAAACGGTATTTCGTGGCGTGTCGTCACTGATCACGCTTATGGGCTGACTGAAGAGCAGCTGCATTGGCCATTAAGCAAGCGCCTTGTGCTCGCTCCAATTCCAACTGGCCGTGGCGGCGGCAACATGGGCGTCGGCGCAATCATTGCTGGCGTTGCTTTGATTGCTTTTTCGCTGCTGCTTCCTGGTATTGGTGCTGCCATTGGGGGCGCCACGATGACCAAGATCGGCTTGCTAGGTGGTGCGTTCTTGTTTGGTGGTGTTGCTCAGCTTTTAACTCCAACACCCAAGATGCCCACAGTTGATTCTGTAGGCGGTGGATCTACGACAGGCCGAAGCGAATCAGACCAACTGAAGTCTTTTACGTTCGATAAATCCAACGCCAACACCAAGCAAGGCGAGGTGGTTCCTGTCCTTTACGGTGAGCGCATCATCGGAAGTTTGCCGGTGCTGTCGTTCGGCCTTGAGCTGCAGAACTACCTCTGATGGAAGACCTCAACAACCTGCCCGAGATCAGTGGTGCTGGCG